CTTGCGGGTCGGGTCGGCCAGATCCTGGTAGCGCTCAACCAGCGCGGCGGTCTGCTTGGCCGTTTTCTCGTTGGCCCGGTCGATCTCTTCCTGCGCGTCGACTTCGCTCTTTGCGATTCTCTTCGCAGTGTCGGCGGAGGTTTTCGCGCGCTTTTCCTGCAGATCGGTCAGCTCCCGGAGCGCCGCCTTCTGCTCGTTGATGGTGAATTCTTCGATCGGATCGGCGGTCGTCTTCGCAACCTTTGGCTTCGGGTCGGCTACACCGCCATCGAACTTGAGCACCTTCTTCTGATCCGGGCGGGATAAGCCGCGCCCCTCGTTACTGTACGAAGCCTTGTTTTCGGCAAGCGCGGTTTCGAGCTGCAGATCTTTGAAGTACTTCAGGCGTCGCTTGGTGCCTTCAATGCTTTGATCGATGCCGGAGAGGAAGAAGGCTGGGGCGCCGTTCTTCTCTGCCACCACCCGGCGCTTGTTGAGCGCATCGAGATCGGCCGTCAGCTCCTTGATGTTGTCGCCGACGCTTGAGAAGTTCAGACCGAGCTTGAGCAGATCCCGAAAGGTGAGATCGGCGCTCTTGATTGCACGCAGCTCGCGCCCATAGCCCTGCAGCGCCGGCAACAGGTCATTGACCAGGTCGCGGGCAGCCCCGCGCACCTCTCGCTGCATGGCTGCCAGCTGCTGATTGAACTGCTCGGCGCGATCGGCTTGCTCCTGGGTGACAGTCGCGTTGAGCTCGCCTGCTCCGGCAAGGTCTTTGAGCGCCGGTGCAGCCGCCTGTGCGTCCTTGAAGATGGTCTGGATGACACGCGTCTTGCTGCCGCTGTCGCCAAACTGGTCCAGCGCCCGCGCGATCTTGAGCAGCGCTTCGTCGGGCGCCAGCCTGCGCAACTCTTCGGCGTCCAGACCGATTGCCGCCAGCGCCTTGCCCACGCCCTTCGAGTCTTCGTCGCCGGCCTTGGACAGGGCCCGCTGCATGCTGAGCACCAGGCCGGTGACATCGTTGATCGACCCCCCGAAGCCTTCGATGTAGTTCTGCAGGCCGGACAACCGCTCAACGCTGATGCCCGTGGCGTCGGACGCATCGTTGAGCGCATCGAGCCCATCAACGGTGGCACGGATCGCTGCGGTAATGCTGCCAACGGTAAAGGCCCCAGCAATGGCGGCGCCCAGATTCTTGATGGTCGATGCCGCGCCACCGTAGGCACTCTCGATTGCTGTGGCCTGCTGCTTCGACAACTGAGCCGACCTGTTGAACGCGGACTCCAGGTTGCCGAGCCGCGCAACGAAGTCGACAGTCAGGGTGGCGACGGCCATGCGCTACTCCTTGGGCGGGCGGTGCGCCCGGATGATGTTGAGGCGGTGCAGCAAAGGCTCGACTTCTGCCACGCCGTAAAGCGCGCAAGCCAGCGGCAGCCCCGACCAATCGAGGCCGCCCGAACCGTTGTGCAGCATGTTGTGGATCTGGATTGCGAGCCGATCTTCGTGACTCGCCACTGGCGGGGTTTCGCCCTCGTACTGGATGCCCGCCTGCGCATCCAGTACGGCGGTCAGTTTTTTTCTATCGCGTCCAGGCTGTGCCGATGCTCGGAGATGAGATCGACCACCGCCGAACGCACGGGCGCGACGTAGGCAACACGATCGCCGACCACGACTGCCCACAACTCCGGCGCGAACGGCACCTCGTCATCTGCACCGCCATCGATCAGGTCAGCTTCGGTGAAGCCCTTCCAGGCATCGACTGCGCTCTTGACCTGGGCGAAGCTGCACGACCAGTACGCCTGGCCGTCGCGACGCTCGATGTATGCCGGGAAATCGGACTCCAGCGGTCTGAGCACGCGCACGTGCTTTCCCGGCTCGAGCTCGACCCAGCGGGATCGCTGCTCGGCCATGCGCGCGATGATCTGTTTGAAGTCCATGCTCAGGCCACCGGGGGCAGATACAGCACGGCACCCTTGACGGTGACACCGATACTGCCGGTACCGATGGCACCGACCTGCACGTCTTCACCTGGCATCGAGGGCTGACCGCGGAAGATGCGCATCGAACCATCGACCAGTGTGATGCGCCAGACCAGATACGCCTGATTGCGAGCCGCCTTGCGCACGAGCTGCAGCGCCTCTTCGTCGATGGTCTGCTTCTTGATGTTGATGGTGACCGTCTCGGCGGCCAGCAGACCGTTGATCTCCTGCGTGATGGTGTCGAGCAGGCAGGTATCGTCCTGCTTGGCTGCATCGCCGCCGCCAATGCTGTAACCGCTCGATCGAGCAAGCGTCGACCACGCGGTCACCGGAATCAGGTCGCCACCGGTGTAGGCAGGGAACTGCGACGCATCGACGCCTTGCAGCGTGAAGGTGTTGGTATCGACCGCCGACAGGCGCACCGCCTGACCGTCGAGATTGACCATGCCGGTCACGTCCTTCATGTAGCCGACGGCACCGTTGCTCAGTGCGTGCGCGGCACTGGTGGCCACGGCGGGGTCGGCCACCGTGACAGCGGTGACGTCCTTCGCAGCCCCTTCGGTCTTGCTGACTTCGACCCGGACGTTGCGCCCGACAAGAGTACCCATGTTGCTCTCCCAAAAAAAAGCCCGGCTCATGGCCGGGCGGTGTGGTGATGCGATGAAGAGCGGGCGCTACAACGCCCACCAGGTGAAATCGATGGCGGCGCCAAACTCGCCAGTCTGCGCATCGACGAGCGACGCACCGCTTTCATACGGGATGTCTGCAGCCAGCAACGCTCCCTTGCAGGCGTCGCGCACGGCAACGGCGCCGGCCTTGGTCTTGGCCCAGCACTCGACGCGCACCTGGTACGCCTCGGCGAAGATCTCGCCACTGAGCCCTTGTTCGGTCTGCGAGCCGGTGACGGTATGCACGACAGCCGGCAGCTTGTCGGCCGGCAGTGCGTCGGGATAGATCTTGTCGCCGACCAGGGCGGTGACCGCGGCATGCGATGCGAAGATGGCCTGGATATCTGCTTCGACGGTCACGCTGTGATCCCTATTTCTCGCTCAAGGCGCTTGATGCGGCTCACGGTGAGCTGTTCGATCTGCGGCATTACGCGCCGCACTGCGGTGTTGATGGCCTGCTGCCCACCCGCCTGGGCGGCACGGCTCAGGAACTTCTGCGCACGAAGACCGGGGTGCGCGACGCTTCGCGAGAACGCGGCCTTTCCGCCACCGTTCCAGGCCAGCACCTTCCCGGGCCTGGCCTTGATGACGTGCGGCTTGACGCCGAACTCGACGAACCACCAGTAGTAGGGGTCATTCGGGTTGGTCGCACCGCGACGCCCCAGCTTCCTTTCGCGGGCACCCCGCAGCGGCCGAACCCCGACGAACACGCCGGCATTGCCCTGCTGCCGTGCGAATTTCGAGGTGCGCACCGTAATCGCGTTGCGCAGAGTGCCCGGCCTGCGGTGCCGCGATGCGCTCTTGATCACCGGCGCGTAGGTCTTCGCGATGCGCTGGATCTCCCGCGCACCGTCACGCAATGCACCGACGATCACCCGGCGACGCAACACACCAGGCAGTGCACGCAGGGCATCGGCGAATTCATCGACGCCATCAAGCTTGATCTGCACCAAGTCATCGGCCATCGCGCACCCCCGCCACACACAGCAGCTCGAGGGCCTCACGCCGGCCCTTCACGTCAATGACACTGGTGACGTCATGCGGCTGGCCACGCCACATGATGCGCAGCTCGCACCACTGGGCAGCGTACTGAACCAGGGGCTTGCCCGGCGATACATCCGGCCGGTAGCGCATGCGTACTTTCACATCACAAGCGTACTGCGCCCCCTGGGCCGCGAAGAACTCGCGACCCCGCAACGGCTCGACCTCTGCCCACACCGTCGCCACGTCAGCCCAACTCGGGACTTCATCGCCCCCCGCCCCGCGCACGACCGTCTTGGCCTGCAGCGTGACGCGCTGGTTGAGTCGTCCGGATGCGACCATTACAGCCCCAGATCCACGCGGTACGGGTCAAGCAGCGCATCCCATGCACCGCGCGGCAGTTCGGCCACGCTCAC